ACATAAATATCTATTGCTTTTTCTGCTTCACAAATAGTATCAAATGTCTCATGTGTTAACTCTTTTTCAAAAGATAATTCATATGCACCAACTCCATTAGTGCAAGGAACTATTTCCCATTTTTCAATTAAACTTTCAAGAAGTTCAATATTTTGTAAGTTACTCATAATCCGTCATGCTATTTTGTACCAAATGAGGACATTATTTCCTCATCTGTTGGTTCGTCATCAATGACATTTTCAAAATCACCAATTTCGTGATTTCTTATAATTTCTAAAGCATCAATAATTTTGTTATCAAATTCTTCAGAAATTTCTTCATCTAAACCAATAGAAGTTAGACGATCAAAATAATCATAAATAGTCATTTTAAATAATACTCCTCTCCGTTTGTGTCATCATCCTCATCTATCTCTGTTTCTTCTATCTCAGGATATATTCCTGCATTGCGTAGATCGTTTATTGCATTCTCTTCATGCATGTGATCTATGCCTGGTTGATGATCTCTTAAAAATGAATCCATAATGTTTTCGTTAGCGAATTTTCGTATATGTTATTTTTTAATGAAATATTTTAATCTGTCTTCATATTTTTCTATCTTTTCTAAAGTTTCTTCATCTTCCTTATTTTCATATTCATCACAATACTTATCGTATTGTTCCATATTTCTATTAAACATTCTTTCCATCAAATCAATTTTAATTTGATATTCACTGATAAATTCTGCCTTTCTATCCTCTTCCCAAGAAACTATATCAGGTTCATTAATGACTTCATCATACCAACCATAATAAGTTGATTTATGTACACCATCGAACTCTCTCATGCATCTTTTAACTACTTGATTCCTATTGAGTTTTCTAACTCTAATAAGTTCTTTTATTCTTTCCTTGCATGATTCCTTATTAGGATTTTCTTTTACCATTTCAAGCAATCCTATAACCTTCAGTTTGTAATTGTATCGACCAATCTTTAATAGATTCCCAGGTAACAGTAATTTCATCCATACATAAACCTTCTGCTGCATGACATACAACTAAAATTTCATGAATATTTTGGATATCTACTGCCCAATGTGAGATTCTCCATTCTGTGCCATTAGGATCAGTAATTAGAGCATGATTCAAAGTTTCAAGTCTTATCTGTGAATTTTTTAATACTTTCATTACTTATTCTCCTTTGTTTTTTTATTGAATAACCTGTCATATTTTTTTGACAGCATTTCTTCATTGCTGTTCTTTCTCATAGTTTCAACAGACTTTTCAAAGGGATTCTTATCAATCTCTTTCTGTAATTCTGCTACTTCAATACAATGTTTTAATTGTTCCTTTTGAATTAATTCTGTCGATAATTCATGTTTACCATCTTCATAATCTTCTTGATCAATTAAGTTGTTTGTTATTTGATAAGAATAAATTCTATATATTTTTGTAGATTGTTCGTCTTTTAACCTTTTAATTCTGCTCATGTTATCCCAATGGATTTGAACTGCTTTTTGATGTTCATCTTTAATCCATTTTTCTTTTTTGGATTCATTCATGGGTTTTGTTTCATTCATGATTAATTAATTTAATAAATTATGTATGTATGATATCATAAACATATATTTATGTATACCATTCATGTCAAATATCAAGAGATTCATTCATGACCATGACATTCATGACTCTATCGAGTTCAATTCATTCAGAATCAATAAAAATAATTCAATAAATACTCAAAATATTGACTTTGATATATTATTTAAATTTTTATTTTTATATTTCTTAAAAATTAAATAATATTTTTTTTATTTTATTTTCTTTAATATCTCAGTAAGTTTTTTTAAATCTTTTTTATTTAATTCATTAATTTTTTTAAAATTAATAGCTTTTTTAAAAGGATCAATAATTTTATTTTTCATAATTTAAACCTTAACTAGTTGTTTTTTATTTCTTTTTATTTGTTTTAATGCTTCACTAGCTTTACTATTTTTAGCTTGCGTACCATGAAGTAATAAAGCAAAGCCGTTAGCACCTTTATTTTCATAAGCATGCGTATCATCTATATCAATAGGCAAGTTTAATATTTTTGCTTCATTAGTTGAAAAAACAACTTTAGAAAACCTTTTAAAATAACCTCTATCTATTAAATAATCATATTTTCCACCATAACTTGCGGTTATTTTCATATTGTTTGGAATACTTCTATTTGTAGGATATAAAACAAGATTCTTACTATAAAAATAAAACATCAAATCTTTATTAAGTTCACATACTTTTTTAAGTGCTTCAAGTTCAAAACGTGTATATATATCCCCGCTTTGATTCCATCTAACTAAATTTATATTCTTACTTCTTTTTTTATTTAAAGATACATTAAAACATTCGACTAGTCCATTAAAATCATTCTTTTTAATGTATTCATTCAATAAACTTGTATTATGTCTTGTAAGGTTATATAAACTAGGATATAAAGCTTCTAATGTTGCACTATAGCAAGTAAACTCAGTATCCTTAAACCTTTTAACCGATCTTTTTCCCTGGGTATTCATATCTGCATAAGCTTTACATTTGTTAGCACCTGGGCAAGTTAATCCACTACTTTTTGAGAATGTAATAGTATTTTTAAGTTTAGTGTTATTAACACCAAACTTAAACAAGTTTTTATTCATGGTTAATTAATTTAAATAAGTTTTTAAATTGAAAGTAATTAATATATAAATACTTTCATTAAAAGGATTAAATTATTAATCCTTTTAAAGTAAGTATCAATTTATTTTTTTAATTCTTTTATTTCTTTTAAAACATTCTTATATTTTTTATCTCTATTTCTTTTTATTCTTGGTACTTGCGTACCTTCTTTAAACTGACTTTTATCAGTAGGTATAGGATTATATTCAAGCATTATTTAAATCTTTTATATTTATATTTGTTATTTTTAGTTGATTATTGTATCTAACATTAAAAGATATTATATTATGCTCTTTAAATTGCGGTTTATTTATATATTGCCCAGTATGTGAAACAATAAAATCTTTTAATGCATTTAAATCATTAATAATAGCTTTTTTTGACGTGTAGTCCCTACCGTAAGCTGGTAAAAGTGTTAAGTTCATAATTAATTAATAAAATAAGGTACGATTAAAACTATTTTTTAAAAATAGTTTTATAAAGATATCTCTGTTAGATACCTTTATAAAATTATTTTTTTTCTATGTTTTCAAAAATATTTAATTGTTTATAATCTAATATTGAAACATAATATAATTTTTTTAATATTTCTTCTACTTTTTCCTTTTCTAAAATAGCTTTTAAACTATCTTTTAAAACACTATAAACTAAATTATATTCTTCATAACTTAAATAATTTTTATTATTATCTTCTTTTTCTATTCCTTTTATTGTATTCTCTCTCTCTAAACTATTTATAATTAATTCTCTAATCATATGCGATTTATTAACCATGTTAAAACGTTTTTTACATAAATTTTCTAAGTGTTTTGATTGATCACTTGTTAAAGTAACTTTAACTTGTACAGTATGTGAAAGTGTAGACAGTATTTTCTTTTTCATAATTATATTATTTGTAATTTATTTTTGCTACTTCTTCAATATTATTTTTTTTATTTGTAAATTCTTTTGTCCTATTTAACAAATTTAATCTAGCTTTGTTAGCTTCATGAAAACTTATTCTTAAACCTCCATTATCATGTAAAAGTTTATCTAAACACATATAAGCTTCATTAATAGTATTATATTTTTTTATTGTATATATTTGATTTCTTTCTTTATTCTTATAAATACAAGTAGCTAATCTTAACTTATAAACTCTATTTTCTTCTTTGTTATCTTTGGTAAATATCTCACTTGTAATAAAATAAGTACCAATATCTGTTACTTTGACTTCTTTAGAAATTTTACTATTAAAAGCTTGCATAATTTCTTTTTTAAAAAACAATGGGAACTCTTTTTTAATTTTTGTAATACTTGTTAAATGATTTTTCATGATTAATTAATTTAATTGGTTTATAAAAAAAAACTAACTCTTTTAAGAGTTAGCTTTTTTAATTGCAATATCCCAAGCTTTTTTGTCGCTTATAGGATGGTTTATTTCTTCAAGCTTTAATAAATCATTTTCTTGTATTGTAAATAATTTATCAAATGCTTTATCAATTGATTTTCTAAAAATTTCACTACCGTATTTGTAGTCAATAGAATTAAATACAATCTTGGTTAAATCGTTGTATTCTTTGGATGTTAAAAGTTTATTCATGAATAATTAATAAAATAAATTTTAATAATATATATTATTATATATTATTAATGTATGTTTGAATAGTTTTGTTACGCTCGTTTAACTGTCCGTTTTTTATTGGGTGATCATTGCCTAGGGAACTTAATACAAGAGTTACAGCAATGATAAAAATTAAATAGAATCTCATGGTTTTAATTAATAGAATGAATAATTTTTTTTAAATCAGTATTTTCTATTTTTTAAATAGTTACTAACTCTTTTGTTAACCTCTGCAATAAAAATAATTACTGAAGTTATTAAAATAAAATTTACTAGAAACATGATTTAATTAATTTAATTGAGTGTTTATTTTAGCTATTTACTTTTACTAGTTCTACAAATGATGTTTGACTGTGTCAAGTGTTCATTAGATAGAGAGATAATAAAGAATTTTAGCTGTAAGTAAAAAAGTAATAAAACTAATTATACTTATATTTCATTATACCAAAAATACATAAGATTGTACATACTTATGCATGTAAAAAGATATGAGTAATTATACTTATTTTTTAGTGGGGGTGTAGTTGCAAAAGCTGGGAGCGTATTTGCATATGCGGGTACCCTAAATATATTCTGATTAAATTTTTGGTTCTACTTTAATTGTAAGATCTGGAGCTTGGATATTAACTGTCTCTACTGATTCGCCTACTACTTTACCTAGAGAGTCTAGAATTTGTGCTGCTGTCTGTAACTGACCTTTAGCTACGGCTTTATTGAATAAACGCATCCTCATGGCTTGTAAGCGAGGAATCATTTTGTCTCTTTCCTTGAGCCAGTCTTCATCATTCCAAGCTTTAACTCTCCCCCAATCAGCCCAAGCGGTGGGTTCTGAGATACCTTCTCTTTTAGAATGTTCTATTACGAGTTGACGTGTAGTTTTACCTTCGAGTTGACGTGAATATAATCTTTGAGATCTTGCTTCTATGACTGCTCTTGAATTTGACCCACCTGTATACTTTTGAACACGAGGTTTACGTTGAGGAACTGGAAGATCTAAATTTAGGTTGTTGTTAATGAAAGATTCAGCCACGAACTTGTTTTATGAGGGTATTAATATTTCGATGATAGCTTTAAAAGTGTAAAATGCGAAAGAAAATGAGTAATATTATGTAAAAAAGGTATAAATGAGTCTAAATGAGATCAGTTTGAGGTATGCACAGGGGGAGGTGTTCAATTGTGATAAAAGATTTAGGGTGCTGGTAGCTGGAAGAAGGTTTGGAAAGAGTTATTTAAGTTGTATTGAGTTATTAAGAGGAGCTATAAATCGTCCTGGGGAGGTTTATTTCTATTGTGCTCCTACATATCGGATGGCGAAGGATATTGCGTGGAAGGAATTGAAGAGATTGACTCCTAGAACGTGGGTTCAGAGTAAAAATGAGACTGATTTGAGATTAGATTTGATTAATGGGTCGAGTATTGAGTTGAAGGGAACAGAAAATGCTATGGCTTTGAGAGGTAGAAGTTTAGCTGGTGTTGTATTGGATGAGGCAGCATTTATGGATAGAGATGTATGGGCTGAAGTTATAAGACCTGCATTAGCAGACAAGCAAGGATGGGCACTGTTTATTAGTACACCAGATGGAACTGCCAGTTGGTTTTATGATATGTGGTGCTTTTGT